ATTGCGAAAGGGTGTGGTCGAGAAGTTCAAGATGTATTACTATTGGCGGCACTATCTTACTTGGGGAGTGGTCGAAAACTGGAGGAAATGTGTGAATGCGCTGGAAACGCACGATGTGGCAGGAATCAACTTTTACGAAAATCCAGCGCCACATTTCAGTGGTGGATTCTGGTGGGCAAACACGGACCATCTAAAAAAGCTAGAAAATCCGGATACAAAACACTGGTGGTATCAGTTGAAAGAAAAAACCAAAGACGAGTGGCTAAAGACTTGTTCAGATCGTTTTCGTGATGAGATGTGGTTATGTAATGCTTCTTCTCCGCATTATCCTCCTAATCCGCGTGTCAAAGTTTTCAACCTTCAGCATCTACCACAACAGAGTAATCCGGCAGCAGTTGTGTTGCCAAGGAGGTACTATGCCGACTCATCACTATAGAAAAGCAACACCTATATACATTGTCTATGCTCCGGGGTTCTGGATGGGTGAGTGGATACAAGCAATTTTCTACACCGAGAAAGAAGCCAAGGATTTCATAGCAGAAAGCTTGAACCCCTATATGTATGTTCGTCTTCATCACATTTACATAACGGAGTAGAAATGAAAAGAATACTACTGGCAATGATGCTGGCAGCAACGCCAGCATTCGCACAACAGCACGACCCAAACAACCCCGATCACTGGTATGACTTTTATTGCTGTAGGCTAAATGACTGTGCTCCTGTAACCAGTTGGGAGAAGGTCGAAGACGGTTGGATACTTACAACCAAAGCCGGTCGAAAAGCCTTGCTACCAAAGGATTACATGAACATGACGAGGATCAGCAAAAAGCCATCCAAGGATGCTGAGTTTCATGCCTGTATTCCTATTGATATGCGCGAGGCTTCTGATGGAAAAGGAATGATCGTCTGTCTCTACATTCCAATGAACGTATGAGGTCACTATGTTTATGATTGAAACCAAGATGCTGCCGATAAGGTGCGCCTGTCAATCTTTGATAGGTGTTGGTTGGAAGCGTCCCGTTTCGTGGGGCAACTATTTTTGGTTGTACGATGATGAAAGTGGTAGCATTCGCATTTTGAATATGTGGTGGGAAAACCTCGAAGCACTTACTTACGCACACAATTCTTTTCTGGCTGCTCCAATACAGGATAGAGTTGTAGAAGTGAGAATATACACAGATCAAAAAATGAAAAGGCGATGGGGTATTGTTACCGATAAGCGAGTTCCATCCGAATACCTTTACAACAAACTTTGCTACACCGGTTATCTAATGCCTACAGAAGAGATTGCCAAAAACATTTACGACTTATTGGGTGATCCAACGAATGAGTTTGAACAGTACACTGATCCTGTTGCCTATTGGGAAAAGCGAGGCGCAAAGTACCACCCTGAAACAGGAATAGTTTCCTACTATCCAAAGGTCGAAAAGGAAAATAATGATGAGACTAATTGAGTTGACAAATCAAGATACAAATGATATGATACACATCAATCCGGAATACATTGTTGCCATGTTCTATGAGCAGGAGTTTCCGGGGCTGACTATTGTTCTAGTGAGTGGTGGCAGCGTAGCAGTCAAAGAATCGACCGTCGAAGTTATAAGAAAAATCAATGGAGAGACAGATGAATCCAAGTGACGTTCTCGAAACACAACTCGTTCAGCGCGATTTTGATGGCTGCTGGGAAAGAATCGTGAAAGTTATCGATCACGAAAACGCATACACGTACCAGAATGAAACTGGTCAAAGAGTTACACTCACGCCGACCAAATGGTTGACCGTGGCAGTTTATCCCTTTCTTATGGAGGAAATTTAATGGCATTGAATATAAAGGTGCTGCGGCTTGTAAATGGTCAAGAGGTCGTGGCAGAGTTAGTAAACGAAGACGAAACAGGAATCAAAATCAAGAATCCTGTTTTGGTCATGGTTGTGCCCAACAAGGCAGACCCGCACAATCCTAACATTGGCTTCGCACCGTGGGCAAGTTTCTCTAACGACAAAGAATTTGTCTTGAACAAAGCCACGGTTATTGCTATAATGAGTCCGATCAAGGATTTCATAAACGAGTACAATAGAATGTTTGGTGGCATAGTGTTACCAACAGGATCGTCATTAGATTTGGATTTGTCTAAGTTTACTCAAGGATAACGAATGAGTGTTTCATTCTATACAAACGTCGCGGTGTGGGGGGGAAAAATCCTGTATCGCGGCGTTGATGCTGGTAGGCGTATCCGTAACAAGATCGACTATCAACCGAAGTTGTTCATTCGGTCGCCGGAAGCATCGAAGCACAAAACCGTTCATGGTGAGTATGTAAAAGGGATTCAACCCGGCAGCATCAAGGAGTGCCGAGACTTCTGTAATCAGTACAGGGGAGTCTCGGGCTTTCGTGTGTATGGCAATCAGAAGTATGATTATGCCTTCATCGCGGAAAGCTTTCCTGATGAAGTCGAGTGGAATCGCGACTACATCAACGTCACGAACATCGACATCGAGGTTGGCTCGGAAACTGGTTTTCCTGAGCCCGAAACCGCATCTGAACCCATTACAGCAATCACTATGAAGACGCGCAACGAGTATGTTGTGTTTGGTTGTGGCAAGTATGATAACTGGCGTGACGACGTTAGGTATGTGATGTGCCACAATGAGGTTGACCTGATCAAGCGTTTCATCGATGAGTGGACTGGCAACTATCCCGACATCATAACCGGTTGGAACGTCAAGTTCTTTGATATTCCCTACCTCGTCAATCGCATCACTAAGTTGATGGGTGAGAAGTTCGCTCGCAGACTCTCGCCTTGGAACATCATAAGTGATCGATCTGATAAGGTCATGGGAAAAGAGCATCCATTTCATGTGTTGCTGGGTATCAGTACACTTGATTATTTGGAACTGTATCGAAGCAACTTGCGTGCTGCTCCAACTCAGGAAAGTTATACGCTCAACCATATTTGCTCTGTTGAGATCGGTGAGAAGAAACTGAGCTATGAAGAGTACGGCAACCTACATCGCCTTTACAAGTTGGACTACCAGAAGTTCATCGAGTATAACATTCGAGACGTTGAACTCGTTGGCAAACTTGACGACAAGCTGAAGCTGATCGATCTTGCGTTGACTATTGCTCCTGATAGTCATTGCAACTATGAAGATGTGTTCAAACAGGTTCGCATGTGGGATAACATCATCTTCAATGAGTTACGCAAAGAGAACATGGTGTTGCCTCCAATCGAGGAGAAGACAAAGAATGACGCCTACGTCGGTGCGTTCGTCAAGGAGCCTGTTCCAGATTTGTATCATTGGGTGGCATCGTTCGACCTCAACTCTCTGTATCCTCACTTGATCATGCAATACAACATCAGCCCGGATACATTCATCGATCCAGATGAGTATACGGTTGAAATGCGTGACTTCATTAGCAACAACCGCATTACCGTTCATAAGATGCTCGAACAGAAGATCGACACATCATCGCTCAAGAATATGGGCATTACACTCACGCCCAACGGTCAGTTCTTCACTGTTGAAAGACAAGGCTTTCTTACTCGTATCATGGAGAACATGTATAAGGATCGAGTGATCTACAAAAACAAAATGAACGAAGCAAAGAGAGAACTCCAGAGGGAAACCGATTCATCGAAGCGGATGGAGTTGGAAAACAAAATTGCTCGCTATAACAATCTACAGATGGCAAAGAAAGTCTGCCTCAACTCAGCGTATGGTTCGTTGGGTTCGCAGTATTTTCGTTTCTTCGATGTTAGGCAAGCGGCAGCAATCACCACGGCGGGGCAGCTTACCATTCAGTGGATCGAGAGAAAGCTGAATGGTTACCTGAACAAAATCCTTAAAACAGAGGAGAAGGATTATGTCATTGCCATGGATACGGATTCAGTTTACCTTAACCTTGCTGAACTGGTACGTCAGTCTTTTGGAGAAGACCTTGAAACTGCTGACCCAAGAAAAGTCATTTCCTTCATGGATGCGGCGTGTGAGAATAAACTTCAACCGTTCATTGATAAGTCTTTTGAGGAACTTGCTGATTACACTAACGCCCTAGCGCAGAAGATGCGAA